TAACAGGTAAAAATCCTTCAAAAAAAGATAAAGCAAGACGTAAATCATTTTGCGCTAGGTCAAGAAGCTGGACAAGCGAAAGAGGTAAGGCTGCTAGACGTAGATGGAGATGTTAAAAAATAAAAAACTATGAGCAAACAAAAATTAAAAAAAATATCTAAAGAATTAAAAAAAGCTAGTAATTTACATGCTGGCCAAGCTAAAAAGCTAGACAATATGTTGTCGAAAAAATCACCTACTTTAAAAAAGTTAAGCGCTAGTTGTAAAGCGGCAGCTAAAAGAAAATTTAAAGTATATCCTAGTGCTTATGCTAATATGTGGGCTGCTAAAACACAAAGACAAGGTAAGTGTTAAATGTATAGTCAAAGTAATAATCCATTTAAAAAGCGTATGGGTAAATTTAAACACTCAGACGCTCCTGATGCTAAAGGTAAGTTTAAGTCACTATCAGCAAGCGCTTTAGCTAGTTGGATGATTAAGTCACGTAAAGGTAACTTATCTAGAATTATAAGTAGCTTAAATCAACAAGTAGTTTTTAATAGAGGTAAAAACCCTAGTTATGCGCGTAAAATGAAAACTACTATGAACATAGTTAGAAAACGTTTAGGTAAAAAAGAAAAATAATGGCATATAGAGGCGTAATGAAAGCTAGAATAAAAAAGCTATACGGTGGTGATGTGACTGTTAGCAAAGCTAGAAAATTAAAAGCTAGAAAAGATGCAACACCTAGAGATAAACAATTAGCTAACTGGTTTATTAATATGCAAACCAATAGGCCTAAATCACCTATAGTAAAACGTAAAGATCCTATAAAAGGTACTGGTAAAAAACCAAAAGGTAGTGGTAGACGTTTATATACTGATGAAAACCCAAAAGATACTGTAAGTATTAAATTTGCAACTCCTAGCGACGCTAAGGCTACTGTAGCTAAAGTTAAAAAAATAAATAAGCCTTACGCGCGCAAGATACAAATATTAACTGTAGGAGAGCAGAGAGCAAAAGTGATGAAAAAAACACAAGTTGCTGCTATATTTAAAAGAGGTAAAGAAGCAATAAAAAAAGCTAGAAAAAATGTTTAAAGATTTTAATACAAGTTCGTTTAAAAAAATGAAACCGCCAGGTGATAATACATTTGATACTTCTCAAGAGATTAAAGCGCTTGCTAAAATACCTTTAAAAAAATCTTTTGTAAAAAAATTTGATAATATTGAAGCTGCTTTTAAAAAAACTGCTCAAGATAATAATGTAAAAGATTACGACAAAAAAATACCATCTAAACTTATAAAAGAGTCTGCACCAATAATATTAGAATTAAAAAAACATTTTAACAGGCCAAGACCAAAAGTATTAGCTAAAAAAATGAATATAAAAATGAAAGATTATGAAATGTCTTCAATGAAAACACCTTCTTATCCTTCAGGACACTCTGTTCAAGGTATATTAATAGCTAAAGTGTTAGGTGATAAATATCCTAAAGCTAAATCAGCTTTTACTAAAACAGGTGAAAATATATCTTATAGTAGACGAGTTGCCCACGCTCACTATAAGTCAGACAGTAAAATGGGCGAAAAATTAGGTAACTCAATGTATAAACATATAAAAAACAAAATTTAAAATCATGAAAAAACCAATGAAAATGAAAAAGGCTCCAGCTAAAATGGCTAAAAAATCAATGGCTAAAAAGAAAATGCCAATGACAACTGTTAACGGTAAAAAAGTTCCTGCTTTTGCTGCAGACGGTAAAGGAGCAAGTGATATGAAAAAAGGATCTGCTGCTACTATGAAGAAAAAATCAATGGCTAAAATAACAGCTAAACAAAAAAGTAAATTAAATCCAGGTTTAGTTGCTGCTATTAAAAAAGACGAAGGTGTTGCAATGAAAATGAAAAAAGCTGCTATGAAGCTTAAAAAAGAGTCTACAATGATGATGAAAAAAGCTGCTATGAAAATGAAAAAAGTTTCAGCTATGAAAATGAAAATGAAAAAGAAGTAATGTACGTTCAAAAGAACAATCCTCTTAAAAAAGTTAAGCGAACAAAAGCCAAAGGTGGAGGTACTACTAAAGTATGTCTACCTAAGGCTAAAATCGCTAGTATGAGTAAAGCTGAAAGACAAGCTGTTATACGAGCTAAACGTAAGGCTGGTAAAGCTGGTAAATACAAACGTTCTTCTAAAAGCAATGTAACTGGTACTAGTAGCGGAGGTAGTTTAAAAACTTGGGTAAAACAAGACTGGAGACAAGTTGGTAATCCAAGTAAAAAATGTGGTGAAAAATAAAATAAATAATATGAAAGAAAAAATATGTAAATTTTTATGTGAGTTAACAAACGGTGTGTTATGTTTTCGTCTATGTTGTAAAACTGGCGAGTGTTGCAGGTGTAAGTAATGAAAAATAAAATAGCGTGCTTATTTGTAGTTTTGTTTTGGTTAGTAATTACAACTGTATTTGGACAAGTAAATAGTTTTCCTTGGGTACATAACTTTGATAATAACTTACCTTTACAACAAGATACTAATGATTTTGGAGACTGGCTACTAAAAACAGGTGGTACACCTTCTTTTAATACTGGCCCACAAAGTGATCACACCACAGGTAACGGTGTTTATTTTTATGTAGAGTCTTCTGGCCAAAACTATGGCGGTAAAGTTTTTACAACATACACTCCAACATTTGATATATCTGCTACTTATGGTAAAGTATTATCTTTTTGGTATCATATGTTTGGCCCAGCAATGGGTGAGCTAGAAATAGCCATTATAGATACAGCAGGTAATTACACTTTTGTAGACGCTTATAACGGTGATCAAGGTGTAGACTGGAAACTTGGTTATTATCCACTAGACAGTTTTAATATACAACACGACTTTAAAATAGCTTTTATAGCTACAACTGGTACTAGTTTTACTAGCGATATATGTATTGATGATATAATGATTAGTGATCCATATCCTATAATATATGGTTGCATGGACACAGTATCTTCTAATTATGATTCATTAGCAACTATTAACAATGGTTGTATATATATTAATGGCTGTACAGATCCACTTGCTGAAAATTATAATCCATGGGCAAATGTTGATGATGGTACATGTGTAATGGAAGTTGCTTGTAATCCTGGTCAAGCTTTAATTGAAATAGCTATATTATTAGATAACTGGCCAGGTGAAACATCTTGGGAAATAACAGATACTTCAGGTAATATACTACACTCTGTACCTTCTGGTACTTACGACTATACTCAAGTTGGTCAAACTGTTTTTACAGAGGTTTGCATACCTTTTGGTGACAGTATAACATTTACGCTTAATGATACATATGGTGATGGTATTGGTGGTGGTTCTGTAGTTGGTAATTGTATTGTTATAAACTTAGATTGTGAAGATACAATATTTGCTTTAAATCCACCTAACTTTGGTTATAGTATATCTTCAAATGTTTATGCTTCAGACTCTTGTAGTAATGATACTATTATATATGGTTGTACTGATGAAGATTATGTAGAATATAATGAGCTTGCTACTATAGATGATGGTAGTTGTTCAACATTAGCAATATATGGTTGTACTGATCCAGCTGCCTTTAATTACGATCCTACAGCACATCGTATGGAATTAACTTCACCTTGTGATTATAACTTAGTATTATATGATGCGGGTGGTGATAGCTGGGGTAATTGTTGGCTAGGTGTAAGACAAGGTAATTCTTTATGGAAGTTTAAAATAGATTCAAATAATGTTTACTCTGATACGTTTAATTTAACATTAAGTGCTTATGATGAGGTTTACGTTTACTATTTTGAAATACCAACACCACAACAAAACCCACAACAACTAGATATACAAACAATACAAAATTCATTTAAACTAGAAAACGCTTACGGTGAAATACTTTATGAAGGCAATAATCCTTGGCCTGGTCCAAATGAAAATAAATTAAGAAATTTTAAAAACCCAGAAGATATATATGTAGCTTTACCTTATTGTGATACTGAGTGTATAGATGTTGTATATGGTTGTTTAGATCCTTTAGCTTATAACTATAACGATACAGCAAATACAGCAGACACTTGTTATTATAATCCTGGTTGTACTAATCCAGGTTATTTAGAATATTATACTCAAGGTTTTGTAGCAGATATAGATGATGGTAGTTGTAGTGATTTAGCAGTGTTTGGTTGTATGGACACTACTATGTTTAATTATGATTCACTTGCTAATGTAGATAATGGTGGTTGTATACCTGTAGTTTTAGGTTGTATGAACGAACTAGCATTTAATTATAATCCTAGCGCTAATACTCCTGATACGTGTACACCTGTTATATACGGGTGCATTGATCCAACAATGTTTAACTATTGCGCGACTTGTAACACTGAAGATAATAGTTGTATACCTTATGTTTTTGGTTGTATGGATAGTACGGCGTTTAATTATGATCCACAAGCAAATACTGACAACGGTTCATGTGTTGAAGTTGTTTATGGTTGTATGGATCAAAGCGCTTACAATTATGATCCTATAGCTAATTTAAATGACAGCGCTTCTTGTTTGTATAGTGCTAATTGTATTACTGGCGCAGGTGTGCCTTATTGGTTAAATGATGAATGTTATTCTTGGGTTATAGAAGTAGATGAATACTGTTGTGAAAACGAGTGGGACACAATATGTCAAGCAACTTACGATTATTGTAGTGGTACTTGGTCAGGACCATTATTACAAAGAATTAAAGCAAAAAAGAAATTAATTGCAATTACTGATTTGCTTGGTAGACCAACAAAAGAAAACAAAAATAAATTAATGTTCTACATCTATGACAATGGAACAGTAGAGAAAAAACTAATTAAAAACAAATAAAACTATGGCAACAACAACAGCAACATTAACATTAGCTAGTACAGATTTGCTTTCAGACGCGTTGTCTATGACTACATCTGCAACTCTTACTACAGCTGGAACTTCTACTGGCGTAACACAAACTACTGGTTTAGGTAGAAAAACAACAACTTTTAGTGGTTCTGGAGCTATAGACACAGTGGTTCTTTTTAGAGCAGATGACTATACAGCTGATGGAGCTAATAAAATATATTTAAAAAACACATCTACAACAGCGGCTGAATTCTTTACAGTGTTTTTAACTGGCGATAGAGCAACTGATGTGCATGGTAACGCAGATCCTGGTTTAACAGAAATAGGTAGGTTGTACGCTGGAGACTGGGCGTTTTTTCCTTGGAACGCAACTGGAGGAACAAAAGAAGCTTTTACAGTAACTATAGCTAACACTTGGGCTGCTGGTGATACTTTTGTTTTTGATGGTGTTACAGTAGTAGCGGCTGATTCAACGTTAAACAATATAGCAGCTCAAATTGATGCTGCTCAATATCCTAACTGGGTAACATCTGTTTCTAGCGCAGTAGTTACATTTGTATCTAGATATGGTAATGCTGGTATAGAAATAGATACTTCAGAGGCTGTTAGCACAACAGCTGGTGATGGTACTGGAGCTGTAGCAACTACAGTTTCAGGCACAAGATCTGTAGCAGATATATATATAAAACCTAGTGTTCATACGGCTATGACCTTAGAACACATGTTAATACATGAATAAAAATAAATAAAAAAAACAAACTATGGCAACAACAGCAACATTAACGTTAACTAGCTCAGATATAGCTGGAGATCCAGTTAACGTTTCAAAAACAACTACTTGTACAAAAGCAGGTGGAACAATTGATTTAGATCAATCAACTGGTATGAATCGAATATTATTAAGAGAAACAACTAACAAACTATTATTAGGGGCTACTGCTGGAGGTAATGATTTATCTGCAAAAGTATATTTAATAAACAAAGCTACAGATCCCACTCAATATGTTACAGTAACTATTAACGCTCAAACAATTGGAAAGCTCTATGCTGGAGACTGGATGTTTTTTCCTTGGAGTCAAACAGATACTTCAGCTGATATAGAGGTAGCGGCTACTAGCTATACTACAGCAGGCGGAGCTATACCAATAGAGTACTGTTTATTCCATGAGGATAGTATACGTTTAGCAGACGCATAAAATAAATTATAAATATTAAAAATAAACAAAAATGCCAACAACAAATGCAACAATAGGATTATCTAGTGATATAACAGATAATTCTTTATCAGTATCAAACGGCTCTACTCTTTATAAAGCTGGTAGCGATACAAACGGCGTTGATACAATGACGTCGGTAACAAAAGTTTTATCAAGTACAAATCAAGTGGATTTAATAACTACAGGTAGTGTTTCAACAACCCACGCTTATGTTTATATAAACAACCCTTCTACGGACTCTACTGAGTTTTTTAAAATACACATAGGTAATGCTGGTGGTGGTTCAGCTAGTGATACAGAAGAAATAGGTAGGTTATACGGTGGTGACTGGATGTGGTTTCCTTGGGATGTAGATGATGATATTACTATTACACCAAGTGTAGCTACGGATATGACTGTAGAGTATCAAGTTTTTAACTAAATGGCTTCTGGAGATTCTAAACAAAGTATATCTGGAACTATAATACAAGAAATAATACCATCAACTCAACAAAGCGCTTTAGAATCTTTATTAATATCTAATACTCATGCTAGCGCTTCAATCACCGTTAGTTTGTTTGCAGTTGTTTCTGGTGGTGTTAGATTTACTATAGTTAAAGCTTTGGTAATTCCATTTGGTGTCTCTGTAGTTTTAAAAGAAGAAGTACAAATGATAAAAAGTGGGGTTTCTTTACAAATTCAATTAGCAGGTTCAACCCCTATAGCAGATATATTTTTCACTAATAGTTAAAAAATGATAAGTAAACATATTTCATACAAAGAAGGCGTGTATAGCAACACAGCAATAAGAAGAGGAATAGAAAATATACCTAATGATAAACAACTATCAAACATGGAACTAGTTGCCGAGAAAGTGTTTGAGCCTGTTAGAAAGTGGGTAAGTGGTCCTATAAAAATAAATAGTTTTTTTAGATGTCCAGAGCTTAACAAAGCTATCGGTGGTAGTGGTAAATCACAACATTGTCATGGCCAAGCTATAGATATAGACGATACATTTGGTAAAGCTACTAATGCTGAAATGTATCATTGGATAAAAGATAACTTAGATTTTGATCAAATGATATGGGAGTTTGGTGACGATGATAATCCTGCTTGGGTACATGTTAGTTATGTATCGCCGGAAAAAAATAGAAATAGATGCTTGAAAGCATTACGTAAAAATGGTAAAACTCATTACGAAGTAATATGAAATGGGTAGGCCAAAATATATATGATATAGTTTCTAAATTTCGTCAAAAAGTTTTTGTTGAAAACAATGATTTAGAAATTAGAACAATATCTGGCCAACCAACTTTAGAATTAAGTGCTTGGTCTGAAACCGCAACCTCTGCACACGCCGGAAGATTAAAGTTTTTAAAATCTGGTTCTGCTGGATTTGACACTTTTACCGCTGGTAATCACACTACAGCTGGTGAAATATTAGGCCGTATTGAAGCTTTTGGTGTTGATGATGCTGATGGTGAAACTTTGTCTTCTTATATAGAATTTGCTAACGATGCTGTTTCTGATGCAGATTCTTCTCCTGGTAAAATAATATTTGCTACTTCTGACGCTGATGATGCTGGTACACCTACCGTTCGTTTTACTATAGATGATGCAGGTGCTGGATTCATGGAAACTGCTGGGGCTACGTTAAAGTTTTTTGGAAATGCAGGTGGTAGTAATGAAGGTATAATATATAAAGATAGCGGTAGTAGTGGTAGATATGGTTTGCTGTTTCCTGGTTCAGATGTAGTAGCTTTAGCTAATAGAGCTGCAGACGGAGTAGTACAAATAAGAGCTAATTCAGGTACAGCCGGTGCAGCTGGAGAAAGTACAGTGGCAACCTTTACAGATACAGAAGTAACATTAGCGGGCGGTTTAACTTTTGATAGCGTAGCTTTAACAGCTGTGCAAACTAGCTCTGAGTCTTTTGTTGACAATGACACTAGCTTAATGACATCTGCAGCTATAGATGACAAAATAATATCAAGAGTAGTAGTTACAGATGTAGTAGGTGGAGAAGGTATAGATGCTAGCACTTCTGGTACTGAGATTACTATATCAGGTGAAGACGCTAGCACATCTAACAAAGGTGTTGCTAGTTTTAGCTCAGATAATTTTGCAGTATCATCAGGTGCTGTAACAATAAAATCGGGTGGGGTAGATTTAACAGATGAAGTTACTGGTGTTTTACCTGTTGCTAATACAGCGGCTAAAGTAACTTCGATAGTAGCTGGTGAAGGTATAGATGTTTCTGGAGCAACTGGCGACGTGACTATATCTGGTGAAGATGCTAGTATATCTAACAAAGGTGTTGCTAGTTTTGCTACTTCTGATTTTTCAGTAGTTTCAGGCGCTGTTGCTTTAAGACAAAAAGCTTATTTTCTTTTTCAAGGATATGGTACATCTGACGGTACTAATTATGAGATGGCTGAAATATTATCAGATACTAACGCACCATTTGAACATAATACAAGTAGAGGTTCAGATGGTTTAACAGCTGGTGAACCTAGAGCTTTTATGAAAGCAGGCGCTAGAGTAATGCCATACGATGGCGTTTTAAAAAGATGGCAAGGATGGTCAACATCTGCAGGTAGCGGTACAGTTGACATAGGTTTATTTAAAGTAACACCAACTAGAAACAGTACTACTAACTTAACACCTGTTTTATTAAAAAACCATCAATTTACTGCTTTAGGTAATACTAAATTAGAAGATATTGAAGAAACATCTTTTAGTGTTACGTTTAGCGCTGGAGATATGGTTTATACTGCTGTAAAAGGTGCTACTGATAACAAAGCTTTTTTCTTCACAACAACGTTAGAAGTTGAGTGGACTTAAAAGTTATTTTAATAGTATAAAAAAAGGGAGCCGTTAAGCTCCCTTTTATTTTTATATATATTATTTTACTTTTTAACAAAGAAAGTTGATAACAATATAAGAACAACTAAACCAGTGAAACCACCAGTTCCAAAGTTGTTTATTAAACTAGTTAAATTTGTGATAACATCCATACCCCAAACATCTCCACCAGTTAATACATACCATAAAATTGTTACTGGAACAATAGCCATCATAACTGCCATTAATCCTCCAAAAAATCCTGTTAAATAATTTATTACTTTTTCCATTTTTTTAGTTTTTAATTAATACTTTTAAAATTTATAAGATAAACCTAATCTAAGTTCTCCTTCTCTCTTACCATCTTCGTCTTTTTTCAAAGGCATAACATAATAAGGATCAATATATAGTTTATTCCATATATTGTAAGAATAACCAAGTCCTAGCTCTAACTTATCTTTTAGTTCTTCTTCAGAATCTTTTTCGTAATTGTAAATACAAGTAGCCCAAAGACCTTGATGAACATCGTAACGACCAACTAATTCATACTTGTCTTCACCATCTTTAGTTACTGCTAACAAAAGTTTTTGATCCATTTGATAACCAATACCTATTTTATCAGTAGCGTTCCAAGTTGAGTCAGCTGCTTCGTTGAAAGTTGTTAATGCTACAAATTGCGCTGAAGCAAAAGTAGTAATTAAAGCTAACATCATTGTTAAAAATAATTTGTTCATAATAATTGTTTTAGTTATAAGCTTGTTATTTCGCATGATCCACCGGCACAAGCTAATTCACCTGATAGATCAGTGTTGTCAACCTCTTCAACTACATTTTGTAATTCAATACTTTGTAGTTTTGAAACTAACTTATCAAACTCTTTTTTAGTTATATCCTCAAAAGGAGCTTGAGTATAAGTTCCACCGTCGTAAGGCAGAACAGATAAACCATTATAACACTCTCTGTTTTTCCACATCCACTCACCAGCTTTTTTCCACTCATCTTCTTTTAAACTTATTGTTGCTGAAACATTATGAGTGTTAGATCCTTTTCTGTGACCTGGCTTAACCCATTCAGTAGCAACCTTTTTAACTCTTTTAAGTAAGTCAAAAGCAGATTCAGTTCTTAATATAGAACCTTTTGGAGCTGATTGTGGTATTTCTATAACAGCAGTATCATGCGGTCTAAAATATTCATCTTGAACAAGTTCAGGATGTTTTTGTTTTAAATAGTTATATATAGGTTCGTTTTTACCTACACGTAATCTTCTAATATAATAGTCATTGTGCCAAGCGTGTATACCCGAAGATGTACCCAGCACTAACGACGTTGTTCCTGCTGGCTTTATACATGTTGTACGAGCTGCTTTGTTTATACCTATTAATTTTGAAACCCGGGTGTTTTCTCGTTTTACGATACTTGCAGCGGCCTTCATATCCAGCGGGAGCACAGCGGCACTCGCTATTCCTGTCATGGACACACCTATAAGCGCGTCTTTCTCTGTTGTTTCTTGCCATATTTCTCTTAGATAGTGGAACTCCGTATAACCTGCCTGAAGCGTGCCAATAAAAGCTGCGGCTTTCACACGATCATTCAAATCTTCTTGGCTTGTGACGTCACTTACATTAACTTCACACAGGTTACAGAACTGATAAGGCCTTAAAGCTATTTCACAACAAGGATTAGTACCCCAATCTTTATCATGATTAAAGTATATACCTGGCTCACCAGCTCCGGATAATTCAATACGTTTCCACAAATCTAAGAAAAATTCCTTTGTTATTTTATGTCTTATTAATACAGCAGAGTTATTAGCTCTACCTCTTTGTGGGTTATTTTCCCACCAACTACCTGATTTACAAGAAATCATTTCTTCATCATAAGCCGAAAATAAACTAATAAGAGCTGCTCGACGAATACCGCCAGCAAGCACAGCATCAGCGATATGACAAATAATATCGTGTACTTCAAGAGTTGTAAGCTTTGTTCCATCTTGTTTTGCATCTAATAATCCTTTAATTTTTACAATACACTCTTTCAATGGTTGTGGTCCTGGTGCTTTTCCGCCAGACGTAACTAAACGCGCACCCTTTGGCCTAATGTCAGAATAATCAAATTTTATCTTAGATGATCTCTTAGGACCTAAATAAGACTTAATTAAAACTTTTATTGAATCAGACCAACCTTCTATACTATCACCTATAACAAATCTACGTGTTCTACCTTTAAATGGTTTTGTTATATGTGGTAGTTTATCTACGTGATGTCTTTGTACTGAGTAACCAACTCCACATCCAGAGAGTAATAAAAACATACACTCGCTAAAACTATCAGTATGATCAATAGGTAAGTAGCTACAGTTGTAGAGTCTGTTTGGACTAATTTCAATTGGTTTGCCGCTGAACTGAAGCGATCGCATACTTGGTAAAACTTTCTTTTTATATACATATCTATAAGTTTCTTCTATTTGGTTATATAATTCTGGGTATCTTTTTTGATGCATCTCTTTGTTACGCGTAACAAGTTCTTCCCATGTTTCTCTTCTATTTAATTCTGGTATAAACTTAGCATATTTCATATGCACAGTTAAATCAGATAATATTTTTTTATTTAAATCAACACTCATTTATTTTTATTTAATATTAATTCTACAACTTTATCGCATTCCTTTTGGTTTTGAGGTTTATATAGAGTTACATGTTTTAAGTTCTCATTTACATATTTTTTAAACATTTTCCAACGTAACGGAAAACTTTCGTTTGCTCTACCTTTGCATTCAATTATAAATGAACTACTTACAAAATCAGGTGTATATTTTATTGGTAATATCTTTTTACAACCTCTATTAACTAAATCACCTTTACCGTTGCTTTGACGCTCGTAACTTTTATTTTTAAACTCAAAACCTTCTTGTACAATATATGTTTGGCCTTCATATTTAGCTTTTATTTTAGCTTTTTTTAAAGCTACATACATATATTTTTCTAAACCAGAAGCAAACTTGATCCCGTCAAACGTAACTTTTTTAGCTCTAACGGGACCACGTTTCTTCTTTTTTTTATATCTGCTCTTCAATGTCTTCATCGATACATCTTTGTATTAAAGACTCTTCATTTAAGTCTCTAAGTTCTTCACGTGCAGCTTGGATATATAATATTGCATCCATTAATTCTTCTTGCACATCGTTTAAATATTTTTGAAGACCTTTCATTTTTAACCTACGCTCATCATCTAATGTTGAGCCATACTTTTCATAACCAATATTTGATCGTGATACAAATTTATCACAAACATTTTTAACAACTGGATCTCTAAACGCGTACTCTTTACGTGAGCTTATACCGTTTTTACTATCCATAATTTCTCTATCTGACATAATTAATCTTTTTTAAATGTTCCGTTACTCATTTTACCTGTTCTATTTTTAATCTCATCATAAGCCATATCAATACACTGCTCTATTTTCACGCCGTGTAATTCTGCTAAATTAGTAAGTACAACTACACAATCACCAATACCATCAATAATATCATCTTGGTTATCTTTAAGTACAGCTCTACATATTTCACCAGCCTCTTCTATAAGCTTAAGTGTTTGAGTTTTAGTATCACCATGAAGATATAATCCTCTTTCTTCAGCCCACTCTCTAATTAAATCAAAACGATCATTACATTCTGGTTTACACTTTCCTTGTCTAATACCTGTTGGAGATAAAGCTCCAGATTTAGTTTTACCATTGTACTGGTCTCTCATGTGTAAGTCTGCTAAAGTTGTTTGATACGGATTATTATTATCGTAATATCTAGCAAAAGCCTTGTTATATACATAACATCTTTCGCTATTGTATTTAGATATTTTAACATTATTCATTATCCATTTTATTGTGTCTGGTGTTATATCTAGATCACCGTGTTCTGTTTCCCATTGCATACCTATGTTATCCATAAGTTGTCCTTTTAATTTATTAACCGGACAAGGAAACGTAGTTGTTTGTTCTGTTACGTTTATATTCATATTCAAATCTTTATTTTTATTAATCATTAATTCACTATATAATACATCATCTACTCTATAGCCATAGAATTTTTGCATTATTATTTCGCCTTCAGATATAAATTCTATATCATCAGATGTTTCTATTATTTCGTATTCACCTGGATAATAACCTTGTTGTTTGTGAACACGCTCTTCAAGATTAGTTGTTACACCAACCTTTTTACCTGGTATGTGATATAAGTAGTATGTCATATTTTATCGTTGTATAAATGCATGTTATGTGCAAAATGATAATATGTACCAGTTTCAATACCTAGTTCAAGAGAGATCATCTCTTGTAGCTGTGAAAAACAATATTGATCATTACAAAAACCATACCATAAATCGTTACTACGCATTACAACACACATGTTAAGTCTACCGTGTAATATTGTAAACTGAACAGCATAAGTACATGGCGTATCTTTACTGTAACAATCATGTTCTTTAGCGTCATATATAGATATAGCTGCTTGTCTAGTATCTTTATTATTTTTAAGTAAATCAACAATATAATCTATTTGGTTATTTCTACCCCACTGCCAGCCATAGTTAGAATTAACTTTACCAGCGGCATCAGCCATTTTATACCAAATTTGTGGTATTGTACCGTATATTTCGCCTAGTTTACCTATGCTATTATCTTCTGACAGATACCATTGCCACTCAGCTAAAGCGTATTCTTCTTTCCAATTACGTTCTCTATTTATTATCTTGTTATCCATAGGATCTGTAATATAAAAGCCTACATTAAACAAAGCTTTTGTACCTGCAAAGTCTATACCTTCTCTAATTATTTTATCATGAAGATATTCGTAAGCTGCATTTGCGTTTCTGAATTTATTTTTCATATTTATATTATCTGTTTTGATTCGTATTTGATTTGTATTTGTTATAGTAATAATTATAATACTCCATAACTTTATCTAAAGCTTTATCATCTTCATATCTGTTAGGATCAGTATGTTCATTTTTATTTATTTCTATAATTATTTTCCATCTATTAAGATCATCTTTCCAGTCTGGCATAATACTTACACTTATGTTTTTACTAATACACCAGCCTATTATTTTCATTTCATCTTCTTCCCAAGGTCTTGTTGGTACTTTTCTACTAGGTGATTTTTGCCATCGTTTAAAAGCCATTATTCCCAGGGCATTGGTTCACTTTCTTCAACTAAAGCTTCGTGAGGTACAAAGCTACCAGAGCGTGGCTCCCAATTAAAATGAGCTTCAGCACCGTTTTCACCAAGGTTTTGAAATTTAACTTTAAGTACTTTAACTTTAGTTGTTTTAGCTTCATAATCTCTATGTACTAATAAACCATGGTAACTAGCATCGTACCATTCACCACCACCTTTAATGTTATACATTGTAGGCTCTTCAATTTTACCGTCTTGGCCTTTATACATTTTGGTTGGATGTGCTACAATAAAAACTAATACATCATATTTTTTACAAAAAGCTTCTATTTTAGCTAAATAATCCATTGTATACCTGTTAACATCATCTGATTTAGCATCTACATCTCTGATCTTATTAAACGGATCAAGTACTAAACATTTAATACCTTTACGTTTAACTAGCTCAGCACCTTTACGTAATACAGACTCTAAGCTATATTTATCCATGTCAATAAAGAAATAATTATCATTAACATGATCTGATACTTGTTTCCATTTATCACCGCCAATATCACCAGGCGAAGGCATGTCTTGCCATGTCTTACGCATTAACTTGTGCGCGTGGAGATAGACTGGTTGGTTCTCTGGACTCGCATACGCAGTCTTCCAACCATAGAGTTGGTTATATCCCACAACCATCTGGTCAACAAAGTCAGACTTCCCAGAGCTAGGTATGCCGGTAACAGTAATAAACTGACCGGTGTAAGTACTGAAAATAGAATCAAAGTTTTTAAGTCCGACTTGAAATCCGGGCTTAAATCCATTTTTAACAAAGTCTTTAAGTTCATCTTCTATATCTTTTAAAGTTGATACATTTTCTAACGGTACAGGTCGTGCGGTGTGTATAGCATCGCGTAAGTCTTCTGCACCGTATTTTAATAAATAATCATTAGCATCTTTTTCTCCGTTAAAATCAACTAAGAAACAAACTTCAGCACCAAGCCTTCTAACTAACTCTTGCCTTAACATTTGGCCAGGCTCATCTTGATCAACAGCTAATATTATTTTTTGTTTATCGTCAAAATAATCAATACAATTATCTAAATAATCTAAATTGTTATTATTTAACGTAGCACCGTTAGGTACTGATATTACATTATGCACACCAGCTTCATGTAATGCTAACACATCCATTTCGCCTTCAGTTATAACGCAAGTGTCATACCCAACAATACTGTTAATATTATAAAATACTTTTTCAGCGCCTTTAAATAGTTTAAAGTTTTTTCTACCATCTCTATACTTTATGTTAATCAATTGATCACCCATAAAATAATTAAACTGAATAGTGTTTTCTTGTCTACCTGTTTGAGGCATAAACTCTTGACCTTCACCTACGCGCAAGTCATTTAAAGTTTGTTTACTAATACCTCGTGATTTAAACCACTCTTCAACTTTAGTACCAGTTTGTTTATATTTAACATTAGGCCTAACATAAACTTTTTCGCTAGCGCCTTTACGTTGGTACGTGTGTAGTTGAAAAGTAGTATCACAATTGTGACAGGTACCGAGACCACGTTCCCAATCATAAGAAGCACATTGTAACTTCTGGTTCTTAGGTTTCCTAGTATGTGAACACAGGGGACAAGTCCCCTGCGTTGCACCTTCTTTTAGGTCATATTGATTGAACTTATCAACCAAAAATCCATTGATCTCTTCTCTGCTCATTAAAATGGTAGATCTTCTTCAGCTGCAGCAGGAGCAGGCGCTGGAGCCGAGTTCATATCTCTTGGAGCTGTGTCAACATTTTGACCGTTAGTCCAAACCACTTTTACATTACCAAGATAAGTCTTAGCTGCTTTAGCATCTCTTTCTTCCTTAGTTTGCTCTACAACTACAGGGCCTTGATTACCGAACTGATCAGTTTCATCATTTATTGTAATTGTAATTGGTAGGTATTTACCTTTTTTACCAGTAAAGATTTTATCTTTTGGTATTGCATTAAGATTAATACTTGTTTTAATAATACTTGCCATAATTAATAATTCATCATTTGGTTAAACATTCTCATTATTTGTTCTTTATTAGCGCCGGTGTTTCTTCTTAAATTATCTACAGCTTTTACATGGTTTTGGTTTTTGTAAAAATTGTTTTCAGAAGTTTTAATTCCGCTTACGCTACATACTTTCATTTTTGTTCTAGGCATAATTAAAGGTTTATAAGGTTTTGCTTATGAAATACTGTTTAGGATCAAAGTCCTTGGTCTTGTAGAACAAGTCATAAGCTTCGCTTGCTCTACGTACCTTGTCTTCCCCACGTTCATAAAACTCAGGTGAACAATCAAACATACCTATTTTATGTGTGGCTTTATCGATAACTATGAATAACATTTCATATCCAAATAACTTACTATAGATATAAGCTTGTGAGTCATAATTATACTTAGTCGCTGACCATTTAAATTTATCAATGTCTGCTGTTGTTTTTAAATCAATGACTAAACTTTCTTCATGATTAACAATATCTGCTTTGCCTTTCCATTTGTTTCCGAACAGTTCTATTATCTGAGGTTGTTCGTATTCATTTTGTAAACCTTGTATCAGGTCTTTACATATATCATTATTCATTACTTTTTCTCTCATTAATTCAATAGTATCTACTTCGTGTTGCAGTAGACATAGCTCACCACCAGCCACATCTTTATAAGCTTTAGTATTTCTTGTAGTTGATTTAACAACTTTATACTTGTCTAGCTTGTCGGGCTCTAGTATACAAGTATGGAAATAACCACCTATTAAAAACGCTGGCGATGGTTTGCTAGGTTCAAAAGCCCTTAACGGATCTTTTAATAGTTTACCTATATGTGAGTTAGATAAAAACTGATTACCAAACTCACCATAGTATTCTTCGTCATTACAAAGTTTTTGTAAGATTTGTTTTTTGTTCATTTGTTAGTTTGTATTTAGATTCAATAGCATCAATACTACCACCTGCTTTCATATACTCTGCAGCTTTAGTTAATTGCTCTTTAGTTATAGTTGGCTTAGCAGCTTCTTTGATTTTGTTTACCGCATTAGACTTGCCATGACTATTAGTTGTATCAGCATCTGCAGTGTCATCAATTAAAAATAAATTACCTAATGAGTACTTTTTACCATAAGAAGATGCAGCACCAAACTGTTGTGCCGTTTGCATACCTTTTTGATTTAAGTCTACACCGACTACAGCAGTAGCATCTACACTGTCTTTACCGTCTGTTATTGTTGCTATTGATTTGATTGTTGGAACAGGGTCAGTCATTATTAATTCTTCGTTAATAGTAACTGTAACGCCATGTTTTAATAAGAAAGGCTTTATAGCCTCTAAAATGTCTTCGGCTTTTCTAAAGTGATATTTACCGAACGAGTTGTAACTCGATTTTTTTGCTTTTAACTCAGTTTGTATTTGAGCTAATTTTTGGTTTAATTCTTGCATATTTTGGTATTTTGGTGTATATATATTATTACAGGTTTTTATTTATATTTACATTAGTAACTTACAGATAATCAATCACTTGCGAGTGATCTACGTTTTGTATTAATTTATTAACTGCTTGCTTTTTTAGCTGTGAAACACGTACATAAGCGCCACTGCCTTCAATCTTTAAATAGTCTGCAATTTGTTTAGCAGAGTGCTTGTCACAGTCAAGCCCGTAGCTTAATCTTAATACATGAAACTCTTTATCATCAAGATGTTGTTTTAATAAGCTTGTAAGATACATATTTAAAAATACTTGGTTGTAAGGCTCTGATTTATCTTCTATTTGATAAAGCATATCGTCATCATCTCTAGTGCCAGAGTCTATACTTAAAAATATAGAGTTAAAAAACATTGCTACCATCTTTTTATCTTTACCAAAGTTTTTACGTATCTCATTTGTTATATGTTCAGGTAAACGCATTTGGCCTCTATTAATATCTATTGCTCTGCGTATACCGCCTTTAATACGTTTTGATAAAAAACTTTTCATTGTTTTTTCTTGATCTTCAGACTCTGACATTTTATCCCAGTCTATACGATCAACTGCTTTTATTAAGTTTACATTGCCTTCTTGTATAAGATCGTTAATACTCATTACACCTGATGCTTGTTGCGATGTGGCAAACTTTCTAGCTATGTTTTCTACAAGTGGCATAAATAGTATTATTAAATCATCTCTTGTATAATCTTGGTAATCATAGCCTTGTTGTAATCTTTTATAAGATTGTTCTAAATCTTTTTTATATCTAATATAGTTTTGTATATTATAACTTTTCATAATTGTTTATTTAATAGTTCTTTTTCTCGTTTTAGTTCTTCACACATATTTCTATGTATAGTTCTTGTTGATACATTTAAATGCAATGATAATCTTTTTATAGTTATTTTTCTATTACTATCATGTATTGATAACATTAAATCGTATATATCACTTTGTGTAACACTTTTAGATCTACCTATTAATTGACCTACAATACGTAGCTTTTCTTCTTTACACATTTGGTTAAACGGTTTAAATATAACTTTACGTAACTTATTTTTAGGTGGCTCTTCTAAATCTAACATGCTAACTTCGTATACTATTTTGCGTAGTAAATCGGCGTGTATAGCAAACGAAGTAAAGCCGTTTGGTTTGTGACATATAACTTCTGCTAGCTTCATAAACTGATCTTGATCCATGTCAGAGTTTAAATACCACAATACAAGTAAATGCCATTTAAGCGATTTGTATGTAGTTATTTTAGCTGAAGATCTAAATAGTTCATAACACTCGTGCGTACCGTTAATATAAAACATATACACTTCATTTTCAATATCAGGTTTATCTGTTATTGGATGTCTACGGTATACGATGCGGTTATCATTTAAATATTTTAAATTTCTTTCGTGTGACATTAGCCTGTTACTCTAGTTATTTAAGGGCTGTTGTCACAGTCCCGTGTGGTTTTAATGTAATTAAAACTTTTTTAATACGTTTCTTGAGGTCTTTGGTCATATAATTTTTCGGTTTTAAGGTTTGCTACTATGTGTTTTTCGGCTATGTAATAATTCCAATAAGCTTGTATACTACATTTATCTTTGTATTCATCTGGCATACATTGTGGAGGCTGCTTAAATTCTGGACTAGGCATACTTAATGGAGCCCAATACATTTCATGGTCATTCATTTTAGTTATTGATAAATGTGTTTTACCATAACGCCTTGTGTATTCGTCACCTAATGCTATCATGTGATTCCATAACCAATCGTAATGATATATAGACTCTCTAACCCATATAGTTGACGGATGGTTTTTGTGAGCTAACTTATAAGGAGAATCATCAGGATTACCTATTACATGATGCGCTGCACATAACATCTGTGCTGATTCAAGTATCATTTTAACCACGTGTTTATTGTATTGTAGTTTAGCCGCTTTATTAGGGCATTTATCTAAATAAAATATATTCATTGTTCTTTAGCTAATTTAGTTAATAGTCTTACTAGTTTCTCTACTGCTTTGGTTAAGGCGCTAATGTCCTTATACATTTGTTGTTCATTTCTATTCATAATCACGTATACATTTAAATAATGGATGTCTGTAACTACCAGCTTTTGTACGTTCAAAATATGTAAACGTAGCTGTTTTACCTACCCAGTTGCGCATTTTTTTGAAGTTCTTTTGTAAGTAATCAAACTTATCCATAACAGGCATACCAAACTCATTACCATCAGCATCAACAGCCATAAACTTACCAACAGTACCTTTACGTTTACCTTTACCTTCAACCCATGCTAATAATGTAGCTTCAGCATCTTGAAAGTCTTTGAATTTACGTAAGTTATGTGAACGCTTACAAGCATACGTATCATTAGTACGTAATATAGAGCCTTCATAACCATTTGCCAAATTAACATTATGATGTATATCAAGAGCTTCTTCATGCTTGTATGCTCTATCAGTTTCAACATGTCTAACACAGTGATTACGAGGTACATTTTGAGTAATAAAGTTCATACGTTCTTCAAATGTTTTAGTTTCATCGACTATATCATAACAATGAAATTGTACAAGATCTGCTGATTCTAGCATGTCTAGATCATTTGGTTTTTGTCTTCTGACTAACGATATGATAGTTTCAAAATTGTCTCTTAGATCGTGATTATATAGCTCGCCATCAAGTATAACGTTAGGATTAAGGGCAAACCACGGTTTAAGATTAAATAGTATATGGTTAATATTTTTCCACTCTTTACCTGTACGCGAATAAGCTTTTACTTGGCTATTGTCATACTGTATAAGACATCTAACACCATCAAGCTTTGGTTGTATAAATACTTTTTTAGTATAATCAATTGGTTTGTTACTAGCAGGGTATGCTAACATTGGTTTGTGTCTCATCATTTGTTAAACTTTTTTAATATTTTATTTATTTCGTCCATGCGGTTTTTTATTATCGCGCACTTTTCATATTCTTCATCATCTTGATATAGATTTAATAGCGTCATTAACTTAGCAGCTTCACCAAGCGCATTGTACTCTTCAGATATATTTAAATCTGTATAAGTACTAGCCCAAGCTTTTTTTGAACTTGCTACGTGGTCAAACCAGTCTTCCATTGACTTAAGCTTTACCATACGGCTTACTATCTTGGTAGCCAATATGTTAAGGCCTTCATCACCGACTTTTAATGAGTCTATTTTATCTAATATTTGTTTGTTTGTTATACGTTTATTATCTGTCATCGTTCGTATCTATTTTGTATTTGTTAATAAGTTGTTGTGGTTCACCTACGAATATACACTCACCATTTTCTGTTTCACTTCTATAGCCTACTCTAAATATACTTATCCAAGTAGTTTTTAATGGTGCTTGCCATATGTAGTAAACATATTCTACGTCATCTCTTTTAGTATCTAACGCATCTATTTCTAATGGTACAGCGTTCCAGCTACCACTATCTAATAATGTTGTAGCTAAGTTTACGCCTAATCCTTCTGGATAACCATCGTGGTGTTTGTAAAACTGTGCGTGTATAGCATCTGGATGCTCGTTAAAGTTTACGCCAGCTTCTCTTGTTGCAAATCTAATCTGTGCTCTTGTGCTCATTTTTATCTATTTTAGTTTCTATTTGTCTTAGTAATTGGTCTATTCTTTGAAAAGCTATATTAATATGATAGTTTAAAGTTTTTAACCTTTCATTAGTTTGTTTTTGAACAGAAAACTTTGAAGTTTTAAAATTATTAATTATATTTATTAAATGCTCAGGGTTTTGAAAGTCACGACCAGCTACAAAATAAGTATCTTTATACAATACGGTTGGTGTAGTAGGCATTGTAGTTAGGTTTATTACATCAACCCACTTATCAGTATTTTTTTCTGTTGATACATTTTTATATTTAATTTTTTTATCATTAAACTTTTCTATTAATTCTTTACAATACTTACAATTTTCATTGCTATAAAGTATTATTTCCTCTTTATTTTTATTTGTACTCATAGTATCTTGATTTTAATTGTTCAATAATTGATCTACCTGTTGCTGTATGAAAGCCATAGCTGTGTGTAAACATGCCTTTAATAGGATCATTAAAAAATAATAATCTTAAATAATCAAGCGGTTCAGCTGCTTTTGCAAAATCAGTACAACCATACTCATCTGCCATATCGTTACAAGCTAATGCAATAGCCTCAGGACAGTGTTTTAATCCATCTGACGCTCTGTAAGACATATAGTCTCGTACTTTTTTACTTGTTAGTTTCTTCATCGTTTATTACTTTAAATTGTTTTTCAATATTTCTCATTATCGCTTCGTGTAAATCATAAGTATCAGTAAACGTTAAGTTACTTAATACTACTTTATTGTCATAATCTAGCTCAACTTCATATTCAAACTGCTCAATATCAAGATCAAAGTTTTCAAACGTTTGCTGAAGACCATTGTCTATAGTATCTAGCTGTGATGTTTTTATTACTGGTTTGTTAACATCTTCTAACTCTTGTAGCTTTTCTTTGTAGTCTGTATTTAGCTGTTGTATTTTTTCTTGTAAGCCTTTTACTGTAGCTTCTAACAGTTCTTTGTTGTCTGACATATATTTAATTTTATTGATTTATATTATTATCTGTAGTTAATCGTATTTAGTTTGTAAAAGAGGTCGGGCAAGTCTGTACAAGCGCTCATAATCACGTATAGTGCATTAGCTTACTCTTGTACTAACCACCCTCACCTCAATTACGCGTACCAAACTCCGTACACTTTAACGCCTTGAGCTGTTGTACACATTAACTTTTTTTCTTTTATTTTCTTTTCTGTTAACTGGCTTTTGTCCCAGTATTTCGGATTTTTGCTGTTCAGCTTTTTTCT